ATGTGTATAAGAGACAGGTATGGCTACTTATAATGACATTGTTTCATTAGGAATTAAAATGCACACCGATTTAGGCGAATGTACTATCCGCATAGATGATGTAAGACGAATTGTAACTTCTGACGCTACCGACACCAAAGATCACGTATTTACTCCGGTTCAGGCTGATTTTGCTACACTATGCACTTTACCGCCTTACACTTTCGAGGTTTACAGAGATCAAGCTGACGATAAAGCATGGCAGTATAAGGGTGGAGTGGTAAATACTTTAGCACTCAGTTTCGGTACTGGTGAGAAGATACTAAAAGCTACAGCCGGGATACTTGCCAAAGAAGAAGCGGAAATAGATAAGGAATCCGTTGATTTAGAGACCACTAATCCATTTACCTGGAATCAGGCTCAGGTTAAAATTGCAGGCGATGACCATGATTTACTGGAAGATTTTACGCTTAATCTTGATAACAAGATTATACCTAAATTTAGTATTAACCAGTCCGCTTATGCAAGAATGTTCCATCGTGACGGATACAGGACTTTTAATTTCAATTTTACTACTGATTTTGTTGACAAGACTGAATATGACAAATTTATACTTGGTACTCAACAGGCGTTTCAGATTGTATTTACCGGTGCGGAATGTGAATCCGGTTATTATTACAAATTCCAGATTGATATACCGGCAATGCGTTATATTGCATACCCGATTAACGTAGAAGGACCGGGAAGGTTATCGGTTAGGGTTGTTGGGAAAGCTAAATATAGTAGTGGCGATGGCTATGCGGTAAAAATAAGCCTTACAAATCTTGAAACGAGTTATTAAAATATATGCCCTTAGATTATATGTTTGAGGGCATATCGATTTAGACAGAAAGGAGGAACATTATGTCTAAAGTAAAGATAGGCGATAAAGAATATGTTGTTAATTTTCTAAAATTAGGAACTGCTAAAAGAATAGTTAAAGGAAAAGAAAAAAATAAATTAGATCAACTTGATTTTAATTCCTATATTTTATCTGAAGTAATCAATAAATGCAATCCAGATGCAAAATTGACTTTTGAAAAATTTGATGAATTAGTAGACATTGTTGAATTTGAAAGAATCCAAGATGAAATAATGGAACATTCCGGACTTAACAAATATTTCAAGGCGGGAATTGGCAAGAAATAGTAAAAATTTTTAGTGTAGCTTATGATTATGGTTATCAGGAAATTTTGTCAATTCCCTTAGATGAAATATTTGAATTATTGCCAGATGCAATAGAAATATACAAACAAAAAATAATACTAAGAAAAGCTATATTAGCTTATTTAGGGGTAAAAGAATAATTATTGCCAATTAACATTAATTCCAAAATTCTTTATTCTCAAATCCCGTTCGACCATAACTTTAAATGTTGCTTCTTGATCAGGAACTATAGTATAAGGGTCAGCATAAACATCATTAATAGAAATAAGTTTTTTATCTATATCATAAGCTGTAATTTTTACTTTTACAAAATCGGCTGTTTTGTTGCCAATATTCTTTAGAATACCTTCAACATAATAATATTGAGGTGGATCACTTAGTCGATTAGTCCAGTCAATAATCTTTATATTAGCTTTTATAGTTGATTTTGGTAGATTCTGTTTGTCGTATGTCTCAGAACTACAACCCAAAGGAACAAGAATCAGAAATAGAAAAGACATAATTAATAGGAAAAATTTAATATTTTTCATGACTTTATCCTCCTATTAGAGATAGGCGAACTAAGTCTAAGGAGATGATTCTGAAGGTATGACAATAGGTTAAAAGAACCTTCAGAATAACGATAAGCTCAGCTCGCCTACCTTATTGAATTATATATACACCTTTTTAAATAAATTGTCAAATTGGAGTGAAACAATTGACTAACGAAGAACAACTTTTAATAGCGATAAAAGCAGATACCACCAATTTAATGAGTGGTCTAAAAGCTGCTGGCACTGGCATGGATAATTTTGCTTCAAAGATAAGTAGTGTTGGCAAGGTAATGACCATTGTTGGAGTTGCTATAGTTGGAGCTTTTGCAATGGCTGTTAAAACTGCTTCTAATTTTGAACAATCGATGGCGAATACTGCTTCCGTTGCTGGAGCTACAGCTGAAGAATTACAAAGAATGAGTGATGCTGCTCGTGAAATGGGTAAACAATCGGTTTATTCAGCAAGTGAAGCAGCAGACGCTATGTACTATTTGGGTTCAGCAGGATTAAAGGCTGACCAGATAATTGGTGCTTTAAGTGGCACAATGATGCTTGCAGCGGCTACCCAAAGTGATTTAGCTTTTACTTCCGAAGCAATTACAGCTACACTTGCACAATATAACCTAAAAGCTGAAGAAGCTAGTAGAGTATCAAATGTTTTTGCAGCTGCAATTTCGGGTTCACAGGCTACAATGGACAAACTTAAAAATTCCATGAGTTATGTTGGTCCAATGGCTAAAAGCATGGGAATGACATTAGAAGATACTACCGGTATATTAATGAACCTTTATAATGCAGGACTCGAAGGAGCGGCAGCAGGTACAGCACTCCGAATGGCTTTTGCTAAATTACTTGATCCTACAAAAGACACAGCGGATGCAATGGCTAGATTAAAGGTTAGCGTTACAGATTCATCTGGTCAAATGAGACCTTTCAAAGATATTATTGATGATTTAGGCAAAGCTGGAATGACCGCTGCCGATGCTATGCAAATATTTGGTATAAGAGCCGGGCCAGGCATGTTAGCACTTGTATCACAGGGTGAAGGTGCTATCGAAAGAATGACCGAAAAGATAACAGGTACAAATAAAGCTGCCGAAATGGCTGCTATTCAAATGGATACTTTCAAGGGTGCAGTTAAACTTTTAAAATCAGCTTTTGAAGAATTGCAGATTATAGTCGCAAATCATATCATGCCTACCATTTCAAAAATGGTTAAGTGGTTAACTAATGCTATTAATGCAGTATCGGCATGGATGGAAAAAAATAAATTACTTGCTGATATTGTTATAAAAGTAGGGGCTGCTATTGGAATTATTGCTGCTGTTGGCGGTCCCATTTTAATGGCAGTTAAGACTTTTATGTTCTTAAAGGGAGCATTAGTTGCTGTTGGACTGGCTATGAAAGCATTATATGTTTCTTCCGGACCGATAGGATGGCTTATATTAGCAGCAATTGCTTTATCTTTAGCTTGGGAAACAAACTTTGGTGGCATAAGAGATTTTACTATTTTTGTAGTAGATAAAATAAAAGAAGCATTGGGCTGGCTATACGATAAGGTAATCTGGGTTGCTGAAAAATTAGGATTATTAAAAGAAAAATCAGAAGAAGTAATTATCCCAACAACTGATTTAGTAGAAGCAGTAAAAGAAGTGGGGGAGGAAACTCAAGAGGCAGTTACTGGAATTGATAATTTTGCCGATGCTATGGAAGGTCTTGGAGAGGAAACTATTGAAGCTAAAGAAGCATTAGATGAATTCGGTAATAAAATAGAGACTTTTGACGAGTGGGTAAAGAGATTAGAAGAAGAAGTTACAAAAGCCAATAAGAAAATGGCAGATGAAGCGGAAACTGCATATAAAAGATATACCGATGCAATGCAACCTATAGAAGATAGATTATATGAATTATCTCATACAGAAGAAGAAGTCGCTGCCAGAAATTTATTAAAAAAGAAAGAAGAATTAGAAGAAAAAGCTAAAGCTGCTAAATTGGCTGCCGATAAAGAAAAAGCAGAATTAACCAAAATTCAAGAATGGTATGATAAAGAAATTGGTTTAATTGTAGCAAAATTAGAAGAACAGCAAGATGCCTTAATCGAAACAGCTAAAGCAACAGAAACAAGCGCCAATGCTCAAATGGCATCTATTAGGGAGATAAAAAACGAATGGGATGGATTGATAGAAAAAATAAAAGAAGTTGGAGAAGCTGCTGCGACTGCTGCAAGTAAGGTAGCTTCAGAGGCTTTCTTAGCTGGGACTCCGACAATTGAAGAGACGGGATATGTACCATCTTATATACCAAAACTTCAAACAGGTACTCCTCTTGTAACTAAAACAGGTTTAGCCGTAATAGAAAAAGACGAAGCTGTACTAACACCAGAGCAAAATAAAGCCTACCAATCCGGTGCAAGGTCTTATTCCCCAACTATCTATATAACCATCGAAGGTGATGGAGATGAAATTAAAATTAAAAGAGTACTTGAACAGGTACTCGATGAACATTCAAGAGAATTTTATCGTAGCGGGAACGTATTAGTTCCCGGAATGGCATAGGAGGTAAATTATGGCGGAAGGCACAATATCAATAGGTAATACAACACTCGATACGCCTGCAGGATATACTCATGAGCCGGATAAAAAAATAACCTATGAACGTGCTATTAGGGGAAATCTGATAACTAATAGGGCTGTTAATGTAGAAGATCAGCCTATCAGTAAATATCCCTTTAAGATAACTGACGTGGTTAATAGTAAAGCCTATGCCATAAAAGCCGAAGCAGCCCATATATCGGATTTATATTTAATCGATTATTTACAGATAGTAGAGGTTTTATCAGGTGATGGATCAACTACTATTTTTTATACGGAAAGAGAAATGTCGGGGGCTACACCAGTCCCAACCATTAGCTTGGGTGGGGTGTCAAAGACAGTAACAGTAACAGATGATACCAATCCTGCAGCCGGGAATGTATATGCCAAAGCTAATGTGTCAGGTAGGGCAAGGTTTATATTCGGTGATGTACCTCCTGATGTAGACGATAATATTATTATTCAATATGAGCCTAAATATAAAGTCAGGATTATTGAATATAAACACGCTTATAAAATTAAAGATTTAGCTTATTATACCTTAATTTGTGAGGAAGTATAAATGGAGACAGAAGTAAAATGTTTTATTGCAATAGATGAACAACCAGCCGTGCAACCAACTTATATAGGTGTTGATTGCTCATTACTCGTTGATGATAACGATTTAGGTAATTTTTTTGGCGTAAGAGTGCCATGTGAGATAGACGTTACCAGAAACCTTGTTGGCGCTTGCGTCAATACCAGTCAGGGTATTAGGGTGACAATTACCGTAGATGATGAGGATGTATCTGATTCATTAGTCGGGCAAATAATGATAAAGCATAATCTTAATTATATTAGTAGCTTCTCATTTTCTCTTGGTGATCCTAAATATTCTCCATTGATTGATTCTCATATAGTCGCTAATTCGGTTGTAATTATTACAGTTTTTATTAACGGTCAGGAAATCAAGATGTTTACAGGGCTGGTAGATGATACAAAGACTACTTATGCAGGCGGTTACAGACTGACTATTACAGGGCGTGATTACGGCAAGAAATTACTTGATAAGACCATGACCTTAATATCGGTACAAGAATCGGCTCAAAGGAAATATCGGGGTTCGATTGTAAAGTATTTAGCAAGTCAAGCAGGGGTAACTAGTGTTAATGTTCCGCAGGGTGATGCTGTAAGTATTGATCATAGTTTTCAAGACCAATCTATTTGGGACATGATTCAAAAGGAATGTGCCATAGAGGGTTGGCAGGTGCGGTTTGATGAAAATGGAGTTATGCAGGTTAAGACACGAACTATTAAGACTGATACAGGTGATTATCCTACTGTTGATTGGGAATATGGAGAGGATAAATTTGTACAACTTGGGTTAGAGATGACAGACCAGGGCATTATAAATAAAGTTATTATATTGGGGGCAATATTTGAGGAAGAAACGATAACCATTGAACATGATGAGATAGAACAGGAAGTAGAAGTACCGACTTCGGAATATAACGAAGATATAACAACTATTCAAAAAAGTTTTACGGCAGGCGAAAATGTACCAGCCTGGTCTTATGAAGATGCTAATTTTAAAGTAACAGCTAAATATGTCGGTTATACAAAACCACCAGGATATATATTCCCAAAATATCAGGATTATTCTTTTACAATAACAAAATTAAACGCTGACCTAACCATTATGAGCGTCGATATTTCGGTTACCGGTGGAGCTACAAAATATTCTTCAGGAATAACAGGTTGTCAGGTACATCGAGAAATTACAAGTACATTAGATTGGAATTTTACCGAAAAGGCTTTTGATATATCTATAGCAATTAAGACTAAAGAAGAAGTCGCTGGCGGTAGTACCTGGATTACTGAAAATATTCCTAATGAAACTACAGTATCTACAATTACCTATACGCAAGTCAAAGCAATTGTAACAGATAATGGTTCGATAGCATTATACGGTGAACGCAAACCAAATAATGAAGGCACGCTTCCATTCCCGCTTGCCGAAACTACAGCACAATGTAAAAGGATTGGGGAAAATATTATTTTAGATAGCCATAGATTTATCAAACAGCCTGATTTTAAGATACCCTTCAATCCCAAACTAATAGTCGGGCATACTGTCGAATTGACCGATAAGAAGATTGGCTATGATGAAAGCCGTTATTTAGTGGAAGAAGCCATCCATTATATAGATATCGACAAAGAAGGCAAAATTAAAGCACGTACCAGAATAGGGTGTGTTTTTTATGCTTAAATTTGTCTGGACTTCTAAAAGAAGTAATGTAGAAAATATAGGGTTCAGGAATACCTATATTACGGGGGAAGTAAAAGAAGATCAGGGGAATGGAAAATATAAGGTTGAAATAGCCGAAGCAGAAAAAGAATATCCTAACATTTTTACCATTGAGACCGACCCCGCTTATGCAGTCGGCGATAAGGTCGGTATCCTCTGGGAATACGGTAATCGAGAAAAGCCAGTAATAGCAGGGATATTAAGGGATATAGAATTTATCGAAGTGACAGGTGGAGTAAATTCGCTTGGCACTTAAAAGGGGTTAATATGTATGAAAAAGTATTTATTTATACTGTTAATTTTTATAGGGGTTTTTATTATGCTAAAACCTGTTAATGCAATTATAAAAGACTCAATAGGCAATATTATCTATCGGGGTAATGTAGTGACTGGAATAGTAGCGGTTGATAACGGTGATAAAAGTTATGATGTTTTTATATCCGAATCAGATAGAGCATATCCTAAGATATTTACATTATCGGCAAACCCTGATTTAGAGGTAGGGGATAAGGTAAGGATTCTCTATAAGAATGGCTGTAAAGAATTACCGATTATATTACCACCTGTGACTGCTATGGGTATATCAAAACTTATATTTGCATCATATTATGACGGTAGTTCACATTATTATATTGCAGTATTTAATTTAAGCGGGGTATTACAGAGAACTATTGATGTTGGAACAGATGAATTAAAAGGGCAAAATGCCTTATGTGTAGATACGAATAATAATTGTTACTATGTGAATGATAATAAAGAAATAGTTAAGATAAATTCAAGTGGTACAGAATTATTAAGGGTAGCCTGTTTCTACGATGGTGGCTCAAAATCTGTTGCTATCGGTGCCGATGGCTATATTTATGAACTTGGTATGGATACCGATTACGACCGAGCCATAAATAAATTAGACCCTGATACTTTGGCTATTTTGGGAACTTTTAAAGTCAATAATTTATGGAATACTTATTATGGAATTACCGTAGATCCTAATAACGTCATCTACATTGTAAATGATTCTGCCAATACCATCGAGAAATATGCCTTCGATGGCGGTTATATCACCAATAAAAGTTTTGCCGATTCTCATTGTGCCAGCCTGCCATGTTTAGGGATATTAAATAATTATATTTATGGTAATTATTTTTTACATAATGCATGGAAGATTAAAAGTGATTTTAGCGAAGATGAAACAAAAGTCGATATGGTTACTATGATTAATCCCTATGGCGCAGGTGGCGGAGATGGTACATATATCTATTATTTGGGTGAAAATGCAGGCGGTAATGTGTGTGTTGGACAATGCAATGCTGATTTAACTGAAAATTGGGTAACTGAAATAGGTAATTATACGGCTCAAGGCGGAATAGCAGCATATCCATTTTAAAGTGAGGTGATTTTATGGCAGTAGATCCGAATCCACAAATATACAATAGCGCTGATGACACAATAATAACAGCTATAAATTTCGGTACAGGCGATGCAGGCGGATACAAGCCGGATGCTGATGGTACAGAATACCATATTTGGAATGACAAGGGTGCAGTACTAGGTTCATCCAAAATGACATCGGTAAAATTAACAGTGCGTGATTCAGATGGTCAGGAACTCGAACCGCTTGTCTATCAACATTGGGTAGAAATTAAATCGACAACCATCGAAGAAGGCGAAGATGGTGGAGATGCCAGTGGTGAAACTGACGATAATATGGCAGATTTTCAGCCAGTAGGAAAAGATAATTATTTGGCTATCGGAGATATCCCCTCTGACTGCTATCGAATTATTTTTGTTAGGGTAAATTTACCGACATCGGCACTTGAGGCAGGGGTGACCTTTAGTATAT